AGCCTAAGTCTGAGATATGGGCGTTGTGGAACCCCCGCGACGAATCCAGCCCGGTTGACAAGCGGTTCCGGCAAAACCCGCCCGACTCCGCAATCGTGGTTGAAGTCAATTGGTCCGACAATCCTTTCTTCCCCGAGGGGCTGGAAAAACTGCGCAGGCGAGAGCAGGAACGCCTTGATCCATCTACCTATGCGCATGTGTGGGATGGGGCCTATCTGCAAAACAGCGATGCGCAGGTTTTCGCGGGCAAGTTTGAGACGCGGGAATTTGAGGCAAGCACTATTTGGGATGGGCCCTATTTTGGGATGGACTTCGGATTCTCACAAGATCCAACAGTTGGCGTTGAACTCTACGCGCATGAAGATTGCCTGTGGGTGAGGCGGGCGGCGGGCAAGGCGCAACTCGAACTTGACGACACATCGGCGTTCATGTGCCAAGCTATACCTCTCATGGCACGACACACGGTCAGGGCAGACAGCGCGCGACCGGAAACGATCAGCTACCTACAGCGCAATGGCATCCCCGGCATAAGGGGCGTGCGCAAGGGTCCGGGATCAGTTGAGGACGGTGTGGCATTTATTAAATCGTTCAAGCGTGTTATCATACACCCAGACTGCCGTGAGGTTGTGTCGGAGTTCCGGCTATACAGCTACAAGGTTGACCGATTGACGGGCGATATTATGACAAAAATACTTGACGCGCATAACCACTACATAGACGCGATTAGATATGCTATTGAACCCATGATCGGTGGATCGACCCAAACTTTCGGAGTGCTGTAGATGTGGCCATTTTCCAAACCGCTTGAAGCCAAGGACAACCCGGTCGGCGCGGCTTACATGGTTTCATCCGGGCCAGTGTGGGCGCGGCAGGGCAGCAAGCGGAACTATATTGACGAAGGCTATCAGATGAACGTGATCGTGTATCGCGCCATCAAGGAGATTGTGCAGGCGGCGGTATCCATCAAGATCGAGTTGCACCAGGGCGACAAGATCCTCGACACGCACCCTGCGCTAGACCTGCTTAAGCGGCCCAACGTGATGCAATCCTACGGCCAGTGGATCGGCGAAATGATGGTTAACCGCAACCTGTTTGGCGAGACGTTTGCGGTTGGAACGGTTGGGCCAAGGTTCGCCGAACTGTGGCCGATGAACCCGCTGGATATGGTGATTAAGCCAAGCACATATGGCATCCCCGCAGCCTATTGCCATAAGAAGAACGGCAAGGAACAGTATTTCCCCGTTGATCGGATCACGGGCAAGAGCGATGTGTTTTTCCTAAAGATGTATAATCCCGACGACTACTGGCGCGGGCAATCACCCCTCATGGCCGCTGCCCTTGCCGCTGATACTCACAACGCTGGCAGCAAGTGGAACTATTCCCTGTTGCGAAACAGCGCGCGCCCGTCCGGCCTGATCCGGTTCAAGGGCGGTTATCCTGCGGGCGAAATGATCCAGCGAATGAAGGAATACTTCAAGGACGCGCTACAGGGCGCAGACAATAGCGGATCGGTCCCGATGCTTGCCGACGATGCAGAGTTCGTGGAAATGTCCAAGACGCCCGTTGACATGGACTTTCTGAACACCATGCGTGAAACGGGCAAGTATGTGGCCAGCGCGTTTGGCGTGCCATTGCCGTTGATTGATAACGACGCCAGCACCTTTAACAATTACGAACAGGCCAAGGAACGGCTCTACACCGATACCGTAATTCCGATGATGCAGGAGTTCATCGACGCGCTTGGCCACTGGATGCTGCCCGCGTACGGCGACAACCTAGAGTTCAAGTTGGACCTTGACAGCATCCCGGCCCTTGAGGGCTTGCGTGAGACGATGTTTGCGCGGTCTGTCCTGGCGTTTGAAAAAGGTGTGTTGACGCGCGAGGAAAGCCGGATAATGATGGGCTTTCCGGCTAAGGGCGAGGGCGAGTTTAACCCGGCAATGGCGGCGGGTATGTTTGACCTGCCAGCGGATGAACTCAAGGCGCTGGCGTATGGGCTTGCTGACCTTGAGCGCAAGTAATGGCCCGCACCCCCGCATTTATCACGCATGACCCAAAGCGCGAGGCACAGATACAATCCCGGCTGCTGGACGCGCTAGAGGCAAGGTTCCGGCGCAGGATAGCCAAGGTGCTGGCCAAGGAAGCGGGGGGGCTGCTGGCGCGCTACCGTGAGTTGGCTTTTGTGCCGCCGCCCGATAATGACGACGAGCGGGCAGTGCGTGATCTTTACATGGAAATTGGCTTGCGATCTGCGCGGGTATTTGGCGCGCGCGTGATAGGCGACGGCAAGGCGCGGGGCCATGTGCTAGAGGTTAAGTTTTCATTCGCGGATTTCTTTCGATCAGTGGCGACAGGCTGGATCAATCAAGAGGCCATTCGCCGCCACATCACGAGCGTCACAGAAACCACGCGCGCAGACATTGTGCGGCAGGTAACGGCGGGGCAGGCTGATGGGCTGGGCGTTGATGCCATAGCGCGCAACATAGCCAACCGCGTGCCGTCTATCAGCCGGATGCGTGGCGCGCTGATTGCCCGGACGGAAACACACGGCGCGGCAAACTATGCCATGCACGAAACGGCCAAGCAGACGGGCCTAACGCTGGTCAAGGAATGGGTGGCGGCTGAGGATGAACGGACCCGGCCCGAACATGCCGACGCCAACGGGCAGACGGTCGCAATGGATGAACCGTTTACGGTTGGTGGGGAGCAGCTGATGTATCCTGGAGATTCATCGGGCAGCGCGTGGAACACCATCAACTGCCGATGCTCGTCAATACACCGCGTGGCTGACCCTGACTTTTAACCCAATACATCACAGGGTTTGCAACTTTGCAGAACTGTGCTAGAAATTTGCAAACGGCTGTCGTGAGACACCCTAGTCCCTTAGATGGAGCGGCCCCGCATGTCGGACCTGACAGCATATCTTGCGCGCAAAGACTGCGCTGACCCCCTTGAGATCAAGCTAGCCCCGTTGCAGATCAAGGCTGAAAAGGAAGATGACGACTTTCTGACAATCTCAGGCTATGGCAGCGTCTTTGGCAACGAGGACATGGGCGGCGATATGGTCATGCAGGGCGCGTTCTTGGATAGCATCGCCAGCGGGCGCAAGGTCAAGATGCTGTATCAACACGACACCGCGCAAGTGATCGGCGTTTTCGATACCATGTCTGAGGATAGCTACGGGCTTCGGATGCAAGGCCGGATCATTAAGACGGTCGGCAAGGGTGCTGAGGTTGCCGCGCTGATCAAGATGGGCGCGATTGAGGGCCTGTCGATTGGCTATCGCACCAAAGAATATTCCATGGATGAAGAAACGGGCCAGCGCAAGCTGACCAAGCTGGATCTGTTTGAAGTGTCGGTTGTCACGTTCCCGATGAACGAACTGGCCAGCATCACGGGCATGAAATCAGAGAACATGACAGAGCGCGATATTGAGCGCCTGTTTAAGGATGTGGGCTACTCGAACCGCATGGCCAAGGTCATGGCGGGTGGCGCATGGAAGGGTCGGGACGAGGTTCTGCGGGATGCAGACGGGTCCGGTCCAGAAGTTAATCAGCGGGACGTTGATGACCTCAAAGCACTTTTGAAATCAATCACGCAAACGAAAGGGACTTAAATGTCTGATTTTGCAGAAATCAAAGGGCTGGTTGAGAAAATCAATCCCGTCCTTGTTGAACTTCGCGGAGAGATTGACGGGCTGAAATCTGAAAAGCCCGTTGATGTTGTCACCGAAGAAAAGCACAACAAAATGGTTGAGAGCATCACCGCCGGAATGGCTGAGATGCAGGCCAAGCAAGCCAAAATCGAGGCCGCGTTGCAGCGCCCCGGTTCTGACGGCAAGAGCGACCGCGACAACGAGATTGAAACCAAGCACGGCGAAGCGTTCCAGTCGTATATGCGCACTGGCCTGATGCCTGCCGGGTTCAAGGTTTCGTCTGACGGTATCGAAATCAAGGCCATGTCAACTGACGTGAACCCTGACGGCGGTTACCTGGTACGCCCTGAGTTGTCGAACACCATCATCACGCGCATCTTTGAAACGTCGCCACTTCGCGCCGTTGCCAATGTTGAGCGCACCGGGTCCAAGTCCATCGACATTCTGATTGATGATCAGGAAGCCGCTGCGCGTTGGGCTGGTGAGGGTGCATCTGGTGGTGCAACTGACACGCCAGAACTGGGCCAGAAGGTTCTGACTGCGCACAAGATCGAAGCCGATCCGCGCATCACAACCGAAATGCTGGAAGATAGCTACCTCAACATTGAGGCATGGCTTTCTGGCAAGGTCGCGGACAAGTTTGCACGCACGCAAAACACGGCCTTCCTTGTTGGCACTGGCGTTGGCCAGCCGCGTGGGTTCCTGACCTACCCGGCACAGGCAACCTCCGGCACCTACGAGCGCGGCGCAATCAATCAGGTCAACATGGGTTCGGCCGCTGCGCTGAATGCCGATGGCCTCATTGCCTTGCAGAACTCGCTCAAGGAAGCGTATCAGCCCGCCGCCGTATTCGGGATGCAGCGCGCAACCTTTGGCGCTGCATTGAAGCTGAAAGGGTCTGACAGTTACCTATTCAGCCCGGTGCTTTTGCGTGATGGGCAAGCCACCATGCAGCTTCTGGGCAAGTCGGTTGTGTTCATGGACGACATGCCCGCAGTCGGTGCCAATGCTCTGGCAGTCGTCTATGCCGACTTCGGAACGGCCTATACGATCCTTGACCGTGTGGGCGTGCAAATTCTGCGCGATCCCTTCGAAAACAAGGGTTTCATTACCTACTACACAACCCAGCGTGTGGGCGGCGATGTAACCTCATTTGATGCGATCAGCATCGGAAAGGTGGCAGTTTAATGGCACAGTTTGATACACGGAACGACGCAGAATATGGGCTTGCTCTTGGCGCTGTTCTGTCTGGCGTCACGAAGGCGGCAGGCGCATGGATCGACATGCAAGGCTGGGAGGCTGTCACGTTTACAGTCGCCACTGGCGTTGTGACCGATGCAGGCACGGCTGGTGGGTTTGGCTTCCAGATGGAAGAAAGCGACACCACGGCGGCGGCTGATGCGACTGCGGTTGCCGACGGTGATTTGATCGGGCTGGAATCGGCGCTGACTGTTACGGTTGACACCGACGACAACAAGCTGATCGGCTCCATCGGTTATCGTGGCGGCAAGCGTTACGTCCGCATGACGGCCACAGGCACAACTGGCACAGACGCCGCTGTCAGTGTGGTCGCCACCAAGCGCAAGGGCGCGGTCATGGGCGTTGCGTCAATTGACGCAGGCACCGCCGCCACCTGATCTTAGCGAGGGGCTGGCCACGGCTGGCCCCTTTCATAAGGACAGGAAGCCCCATGACAGAAGTAAAGATGATCCGCACGGTGCCTGTCTCTTTGGACGGATTGCGTGTGCAGACATGGCACGCCGGATCGGTCCATCGCGCGCCCGAGGACTTGCTTCTGATCCTGATTGACCTTGGCGCTGTTGAGATTATCGAAAACAAGGCGCTACTCGGCGCACCGGAAAACAAGAGGCGCAAGTGAGATACAACCGCAAATCTGCCTACGTCACGGCATCGGATGACAGCCCCGCAATCAGCACGGCACTGATGAAGTCTTTTCTGCGCGTGGACGGACCCGGGGACGATGACATAATCGCGGCATATGTCACAAGCGCGACTGAGGCAGTCAAGCAATACACCCGCACGGCGCTGTTGACTGAAACATTCGTGTTTAAGGCAGATGGCTTTGTGCAGGGTAGCGGTGACGATAGGCTGCTGGCCTTGGGGCCTGGCGTTCACACCGGATCACGGTCCTATATCTTGGGCGGTGGTGATACGTTCGACGTAGCATTCCCGCCGCTGCAATCAGTCACAAGCGTTGTGACCTTTGATCGTGGCAACAATGCGCGGACCTTTGACAGCGCGGGCTATCGCGTGG